ATTACTCCAAAACGTGAACAGTGCGCTGTGCAGATGACGGAAGTGCGGGTATCTCGACTGTTCTTTTTTCTGATATTACGTGGGCTGTACGTTCTGCTGTGGTGGACATGTCACGCTGCTCTCGGTACGTAGATCATTCGTTTCGAACTGAATTGATCTCTCACTGCTTCGAAGTCGAACACCACTGCTGTCTGGGTAGGTGTTCCGATTTGTCCTGTCCCGGCAACCCCTGTCAGTCCCGCTCCCGGATTCTGACGTACAGAGCCGACTGCGCCTGTCGCAGATACCCCGTCGAGAGTTTTGGTGTTCGAATGTTCGAGGGTTCCAATACCCCCTGTTGCAGATACGCCGCTGAGGGTTTTAGTGTTAGAATGCTCAAGAGTTCCAACACCCCCTGTCGCACTGACTCCCGCTAGACCGGCACCCGGAGTGGCTCTTACTGCCCCGACTTGACCCGTACCCGCAACACCCGATATCTTTTCTGTTACTTTGGGTTCGAGGGATGGGGTGTTGGTTGTTCCGACTACGCCGGAAAGTGCAACGTTCGGTGATGCAATTCCGTAAGATGCAGATCCGTATCTACCTATGCCGTACAGTGCATCATTAGAATCGTAAAAGGCCACAGCCTACCTCCGCTACGCGATGCGAACGATAGCGTTAGATGCGTTGGCAGCAGGAAATTCTATTGTCAAGTCACCAGCAGTGGCGGACACGGTGCCACCGAAGTCAATAACGCAGATAGCCTTGTTGCTTGCGGATGAGTTGTAAATGATACAGCCGTCAGCAGAAACAGTGACGTTAGAAAACACTTCGTCAGCAAAATCAACAATCGCAGTCGTGCTATCTGTAGAAATAGCTGCACTGTCGAGGTTTTGACCTCCTGCGCTGTAGTTAGTGCCCGAAGCCTCGTCAGAGTTACCGGTTACGTCAGAGTAATTAGTGGTTGCAGCGTTATACGTGCCAGACATTCCACTCTTAATTAAAGCCAGCTTGATGGTGTGGGTGTCGAGATCGTGAATGCCGCCGAGAAGTTCGCTCTTGAACGACGTACACATCGCAGTTGTGATTGCCATAAGTTTCTCCTTCTTGGCGTTTAACGATTAGGTTCGTAAAATTCTTCGGCAGCGACGACGACTGTCAGGGTGTCAACAGTACCTGCAGCTACGATAATCTTATCACCTGCATGGCAGTAGAGAGGTTTGTCTACTGTAAAGAGTGACTCCGACCCCTTACCCGTTACTGCGTGTGACGAAAACAGCGTGTGTGTGGTAGTTGTGTCGGCCTCGTAGAACTTTAGGGTATAATTACGGTTGCTCGAATCGCTGTTAGTTATGAGAATGTGTTCGATGTGAGACGAAAAGTTTGTTGGGACAACATAACAGTCAGTGTCGCTCGTGGTTGACAGGGACGTTGCGTGAGTAACAAACTTTGATCCGTCATTGAGTACAGGCATCTCTTACCGTGTCTTTCTATATGCGCGAGTCTTCTTCGCTATCTTCTTGGGCTGCTTCGACACCTGCTTACCCGCCTTCGTCGCTTTACGCTTCGCGCGAGTCGTAGCAGCGTACTCCTTCGCAGAGAGTGCCTTAATGGCCTTTTCCGGTAGATATCGCTCCCCGGTTGCTTTTCGACCCTGTGTGGACGGCTTCCCACTCTTGGTGCGCCACTTCTGCTTAGTCCACGCTGTCAAAGAGCGTTGGCTCTTCTTCTTCGGCATCGTCCATCTCCATCGTCAGGGCAGCTAACGCACCCATCTTGTCATTTGCGTTGACCCACTTCTCCAACGCGACATCCATCTCTTCCAAGAGACCCGGATGCTCACCCACGCCAACAGCATGTTTAAGGTAAACGTGGAGTACAAACTCTGCATCTGCCATCTCCGCCTGATATTTGTGTTGTAACGCCTGTACAGCTAGTTTGTGCATGTCAACCCCCAAATACCTTTAGTATATCATAAATATGCAAAATTTGCAAGTAAATTATAGTTTGCCCTGATGATGAGCCAGTAGAAGAATAAAACCCACAAGGATTGCCAGAAGTGCAGACGAAATTATTATGATAAGAGTCCAGTCTATCATCTTCTGACGGCGCTTGGCCGCAGCCACCTCTGCCTCTCGTCGTGCAGTCCGTGCCTTCGCTTGGAACTTTTGCCAGTCTGACCAGAGACCCGGCCTACCGAGTATGATCATCATCTGTTTGAGTTCATCTTCCCTCTCCCGAATCTGTTCGAGAGCCATAAACTCCTCAAGATCAGAGCCGTTGCCCTTCTTGTTCGCTTTGCGTTGGAGGTCTTCTTTCGCCCCCACGAACTGTGCAATAGCATTACCTGCTGCAGCAATTTCTTTTCCATTTTGTACCGCAGTCTTGATAACGGAGAAGGCTGCATTTGCTGCTGCGAGTTCGGCAAGCATCAGTAAACTCTCACGCTTTCATCGACTAGTTTCGGTAGGCAGTATGCCGTTACCGTCTTTCCCTGCTTGTGTAGGGTCTGTGCGTACCAAACGCACTCATTCAAGTCTCGGAAGTACATGTCGCCACTGACTTGACGCTTGTCCTCTCCTATGCCAAGAAAGACAAACAGGAGAAAGACGTGCTGCATAACTAGTCGCGGTAGCCGCCCCCTGCTTTCTTGTAGGCTTGCGCAACCATCTGGGCTTTACGCGCCGACCACTGACCCGGCTTGCCGCCCTTCGAGCCAGCCTTGATACGGTTGAAGATGCGCTTCCTCATTCCGGGCTTAGTGTAGTTGCCAGCCTCATTAACTCGACTCTTGCCCTTCGCTTTAGGCTTCGACGATTTGCCAGCTTTTCTAACCCTGCCGCCCTTCTTGAGTTCTTGTGTTTCCTCGACGCCTTTAATCTTTCCGGCGTTAGCTGTTGCGTAGAAGACTTGCTCACCCTTACGGCCCCCGTAGGTACGTTGCATTGAAGACATAATCTTTTTACCCTTATCAGTTAGGGGCATCAAAACTCTCCCTTCTTCATTGCGTCCGAAAGCTTTGTGGCCCTCGAACCTACCTGTGTCGCCCAGCGAGAGTCGAGCATCTCGTCAGCAGCGGCGTCAAACTTACGTTCGTGGATTGCATTCCACATCTTCTTGAATTTACAAAGGCGTGGCACACCCATATTGAAAGCCATATCCATCACAATCAGTTGACGTACCGCATCCAATTCGTACACACAGGGATGCGCTCGTGCGAGTTCATCCTCTACGATAGCGATGTCGTTGCTGGCTAAATAAAACGCATCCCGCTTAGTGATACCGTGTTCGTACACTGCTTCGATGTTCGGGATGTCCATGTAATTGAGTTCTTCCTTACTGATCCCCCGGTCTTGTAAATTTCGCCCGATACCAATAGTGTCGATGCCGAGAGTGTCCTGATATACATAAAGCTCTAAGCCCTCGTGGAGCCTGAGCTTGCTAATAAAGGTATTGATGTCGTACTTCATTCTTCGACTTACGTTGTGTGCGTTCATCATTTCTTTGCCTCACTACCCATCCAGATTGCAAAGGCACCAGTCATGGCACCCATAACTACAGACACAAATCCGGCCTGTACAGCAGAGGGGTTTTCTAGGTACATAAACCACTCTGCACACCGCCACGCCATGATACTAAACATTATCGTCATCAAGCGCGGCAGCACCTTGTATTCCATGAGCTTGTCTGCCGCCATGTCTACTTCTTTCCAAAGAACTTAGCAGCACTACGAACGCCAAATGAGGCAGCAACGATAACGCCCAGAGAGTATTGATACCACTGCGGCATAGCTTCGAGTTGTTGGAATCCATTGGCTACTACCTCTTCCATCCCCGGAATAAACGCCAGAATGAGTGGGATGCTAAACAAAATAGTGAGCCACTCGTCTTTCCACGAGTGCTTACTACCTTCAGCCATAGCAATGTCCCAGTCAATTTCACCCGTAGCCTTCTTTTCCATGATAGTCGCTTCAGCACGTGCCTTAGCGACTTTGGCTCCGGTTTCGGCTTTTGTCTTTTCAACTTTACCCTCCAGCCACGTACCGGCAAGCTGGGAGATTGGTCCGATCAATGCGGCTAACATTTCCACCTCTTTCGCGCCTGTCGTAGACGGCTGTTCGGATTCTTTGCTGCTTTAGGGAACTTCTTCATCTGACCTGCAGAACGGGCACAAAACGACTTGCGCCGCTTTGCATCCTTGCTTCCGGGCTTCACCTTGCCAGTAACTGCAGTCTTGAGTTTAGAGCCGGGGTTCTTCTTGCGGTATGCCGCCACCCCAGCCTTAGTCATGCCAGCCCCTGCTTTCGTAGGCCGAAAGTTCTTCTTGTTACGGGCTGGCATCTTGTCGGCTTTACGTGTCATCACTTCTTCCTTGCGGTTTGTGCAGCACGTTTGAAGTTGCCTTTTGTTGGTGCGCCCTTGCTACCAGCCTTACGCATCTTCTCACCGCTACCGGCTTTGATGCGACGTTTCTTGGCTGCGATGTTAGCGTATAGTCCGGGACGTTTTGCCATCTGACTACGCCTTTACGAGCTTGTAGCCTTTGGCTTTAGCAGCAGCACGGATCGATGTAAGGGTCATTGCGCCACCACGCTTACCACCCTTTGCCATACCCTTCGCTTTCATGGCTTTGCCGCCCTTCATCATCTTCTTCTTTGCACTGCCGCCACGGGCCATGCCTTTGGCTTTCATCTTGCCACCACGCATCATGCCTTTGGCTTTCATTTTGCCGCCGCGCTTCATGCCCTTACTCTTCATCATTTTCTTCATAATCGTTCTCCGCGTAGAGGTTGTCGAATA